ATGCCAACAGGTAAAAATGCAAATGACTTACGTGCATATATCAAAGAATATGAAATCAAGACAGGTCGTAAAGTTGATGTTGTACTTGTAGACTATTTGGATTTGATGTCACCAATAGGACAAAAGATTTCAGCAGAAAACTTGTTTGTTAAAGACAAGTATGTATCAGAAGAATTGCGTAACTTAGCAATGGAACTTAATTGTATTTTTGTAACGGCATCACAGTTAAACAGGAGTAGCGTTGAAGAAATTGAATTCGATCACTCTCATATTTCTGGGGGTATTAGTAAAATTAATACTGCTGATAACCTTATTGGTATTTTTACGTCACGTGCTATGAGAGAGCGAGGACGTTATCAGATACAGTTAATGAAAACACGTTCAAGTTCAGGTGTAGGACAAAAGATAGACCTAGAGTTTGATGTAGACAGTTTGCGTATACGTGACTTAGGTGATGAGGACGAATACAAAGAATTTGACAAACGTAAATCAACTATTTACGATCAGCTCAAAAGAGGAGGCTCAACTCCTACAACCGAAGATACTCCTAGAGAAGATCCTACTGAAGGAGATACAGTAGGTAAGATCCGAGCTCAAACAGACTCAACTAAACTAAGAGATTTCTTGAACAATCTCGGCGAATAAAAATCGCCTCTTTTAATACACCGGTGTTTTTGTCTTTTATAAATACTCTTGCACAATGTAGTGCATTAGGCATAACAAGACAACAAGAGGCTAACAATGGCAACAGATTTAGAAAACATACAGAGGCTATTAGATAGATTTAAAAGGCCTATCCCATCCGGAGACGATTATCAAACTCGTTTAGCTGAAGAATTTGAGCTCATTCTCTCTCAACGTTTCACTGATTACTTCCTTCAAATTTGTGATATCATTGACCTAACTACAGACTTTACTCATATGACAAGAGGGTCTGCAGGCAGTTCACTTGTGTGCTATCTATTGGGTATTACAGATGTAGACCCAATCAAATGGAACATACCTGTGGCACGGTTCATGAACCCTTTGAGGGACGACCTGCCAGACGTGGACATAGACTTTGAACATCATCGACAGACGGAAGTCATGGAAAGGATATTCCGCAAATGGCCTGGTAAGACTGCTCGGCTGAGCAACTACGTAACCTACAAAGAAAAAAGCGCAAGACGAGAAGCTGCCAAGCGACTCGGTGTCACAGGTAATCTTCCTCGCAACTTTACTTATGAAAGCATAGGCGTTGACGCAAAAGAAGCCAAACGCATAGAACGCAAACTCATAGGCAAGAAGCGAGCAATATCAAAACACTGTGGAGGCATCGTAATGTTCACAAGGCAATTACCAAAATCACTAATATCACAAGACAACCAAATACTACTAGACAAACACGAAGTAGAGGACCTTGAACACCTCAAGGTAGACATACTAGCAAACCGTGGACTATCACAGCTCATGGACATAGATCCTGACACTGCATTGGCGGATTATCCTGCGTATGACGACCGTACAGCGGCGTTATTAGCTCGAGGCGATGTACTAGGCGTCACACAAGGAGAAAGCCCTGCTATGCGCAGATTATTTAGAGCTATACAGCCTACAAGTGTGTACGACTGTGTGTTTGCAACAGCAATGATACGACCAGTAGCAATGAGCGGCAGACAAAAAGCGGCCATGTTTCAAGACTGGTCACAGGAAGTTGTACAAGATTCCATAGTCTTCGAGGATGACGCTATTGATATCATAAGTAACATCATAGGCGTAGACATGTACGAAGCAGACATGTATAGGAGAGCATTTGCTAAAAAGAATGATGAAAAAATACTTGAATTTGTGGAACGTTTGGGCAACAACCCAAGAAAGGCTGAAGCAATGGCAGCCCTTCAAGAACTTAGTGGATTCGGACTTTGCCGGGCTCACGCTGTTAATCTCGGACGACTCATCTGGGCACTCGCATATCAAAAGGCGCACAATCCAGAAGCATTCTGGCGTGCCAATCTCAAGCACTGCCAAGGCAGCTACAAACCGTGGGTATATCAATGCGAAGCGCATCGTCAAGGAATAGAGTGTAAACCAGGCTGGTGGCAACAGGGATTCCCTCAAAACATGGGAGTGCGTCAGCTTTGGTTAGAGCGTGTAGAATTTGCAGGCGTTATTGCCAACGGTAGAGTGTTTCGCGGCAAGCACAATCGTTGGGTAACATTTCTCACACTAGGTGTAGGCTATGGCGAATACATAGACATCACAGTTGCACGACCTTTTGCTTATAGAGATGGAGACATAGTAAGCGGACAAGGTCAGATACGACATCAAAACAATTCAGATTACATACAGTGTTCGGATGCTAGACTATGGACTTGGAAAACTTGGAAAACGCAGGATCAATCGTACTGATAGTGTATTCTTCTCATGCCATGCGGATGAACAATTTGATCATGACTGCACCAACCTGAGGTTCTATCAACAGTGCGGTAGTCAAGACCTTGTAGTAGAGTTCTGCTGGGAGTAGCCGCTAGTAGTCTGGCTCTAATCATTTCTGCGTTATCCTGGGGATACACTCTGCTTACTAGATCCAAATAAAACTCACCTTCAACGGGCAGTGTACTCAGTCTACCTATGATTTCAGGATGGTCCGCTCTAACAAGTCCGTCATTGACCCAATGCAGTATTTTGTATTCACTGGGAATGGCCATCCATGTGTAGAGGTCTTGCCATTGTCTTTCGCAGTTAAAACTTTCAGGACCTATCTTAAAGTCAACATAGAGTATGGTGCTCCAGTCTAGCTCACTCTCTCTAGCAACTCCGGTGTCTCTGTCTGAGCAGTCTCTCCAATAGCCCGGCTGAGGATCTATCACAGCACGATGTTGTCTAGTGTTGTGCGGATACTCTGATCGTGATTGATCATATGCGGGTCTGTAACCAACGTTCATACAGTATTTACACACACCGCCCATCCCCAAGCCGCGAAGCGGTCCTGCGCCAAAAAAGCCGCACAGCGGTAAGCAGATTTTTCTAGAGCGCGAAGCGTTTGGTACGCAAATTTTCTGTAGGGAATATCAACATACTAGAACCAGTGTATACAAGTAGTTTGATGCCAACCATAACGACAGACTGAAAACAACGCACTGTAATGCCCCTTAAACACTGATTACGTAAAAGATGAGTCTTTTACAAGCACACACACCTAAATGATGTGCTAGAACTTAGTATTAGCATGCCTAGTGTACGATCTCGATCTGACTCAAACCCTATGCGAGTTGCGCTTGCTTGATATGTGTGTATACCTCGCAGAAACAATTCTATAGTAGCACAATATGTTACGCTTTCTTTGAGTGTTAGTGTTTTTGGTTCTGGATCGTATACTAGCTTGATTTCATACATACACACTGTGTCCAATTGGTAGTGCGTAGTGTGTTCAGCTTGACTGCTATTAATAATATAGCACGTTTGGCTTTGATTTGACATGTGTTCAATCAGTGATACACACTACGCACATACTATTACTTATGCCGTAACTATCGTGCGTCATAGTGTAGAGGAACCGTTAGAAGTACACGTAGATGTACTGCGTACATACACACTCGCATTACTCGTGTGTGAGTCGCTTCGCTATGTGTTTGTTAGTAGTAATAATAACAACTCGTCCTTGTGCATCATACACTGTGTACTGTTGAGGTCTACCTTGTTTACGTGTTACTACGCATGTTCGCATATAGTGTTTATCCCAAATGGGGTCTACAGCCAAAAAAAATTGCCGCGCAAAAAATTCTAGGGAAGTACTTATAGATTCGGCCTGGTGATTCTAACTCACCCCATTTTTTAAACAGTGAAAAAGGAAAAAGGAAGAGAGCTTGCGCCAAAATTTTGTCAATAAAATCAGCTAGTTATAGCCCCGACCCCCCTCGAAAATATTTTTTATTTGCCGACCGACCGATGAAATTTTTTCAAAAAAAATCCCGACCGAAGCCGGGATCTTTCTCTCCTATCGTTTATTAGTCTGCTCTACTTCCCATGTAAGCCTTAAAGCCATGCTTCTGTAGTACTTCAGCATATGCCCTAGCACCCGCTTCTTTGCAGTCCATGCTCTGTCCTCTATGCTGTGCAGGATCCCATAACTGCATCTGCTTAGGACGCCAGCTAGGACGGAAGCCTACGCTCTCTAGTGCCTTAGCTTCTTTGCTATTGGTGCGTGTTACGCTTACATCTACCCAAGCAAAGCCGCAGTACATTGGCTCACCATACTCGTTGCCGCCAGTCTTGGCTTCCCAGTCTGCCAAGTAGTCTGCTACTGCTTGCTTGGCTGCCTGTGTTGCTTCAGTGTGAATGTCCATCATGTTCATGTTTTAGCCCTCTCGCTTTTGTTAACTTGTACTAATATTATATGCTCACTGTGCTACAGTGTCAACCTCTAATTCACTAAATCCGAAACTATCTACTACATATTTTGTAGTACCAAACAGGATGTGATCTCCTACGCTTGTGCTTCGTAGACCGTATGTTTTGCCGTCTACTGTTTCTAGTGCGGCCATCACTGTGATGTCTTCTGAGTAGTCACCGTTGTCGTGTGTTTCGCCGTCCCATTCAATAGTAGGACCTTTGCTCCAACTACCATGTAGGTTCTGTGTGCGGAAGTATGCGTACTCAAGTGCGTCTGAGCCTGTGCGCTCTCCAACCTCTACCATCGCTACAGTGCGGGGAGTGTCTTCAAATGCGCCGTGAATTACGATTGCTTGTGCCATTGTGTGTGCCCTCTTTTGTTTAACTATACATATAGTATATGATCAACTGGGGTGTGTGTCAACCTTTTTTGGAATTTTTTTTCAAAAAAAAGCCCGGGGACCTATATATGAGGGCAAGTAGGTCAACCCGGGCACATGTGTTCGCAGATCATTGAGGGCTAAGAGGGGTGCCTGCGTAACACTTTACAACTGTGATTCGCTGAGGGCATTAGCGAGTCATCACAGTATTTTCTGCCATAGCTTCCCATTTGTCTGGAAATGCTACAGCTAAGTCGGCGACCTTAAGTACTGTCCTTAGGGATAGTTCACGTAGTCGCTTCTTATTGATGTCAACGAAGTCAATGATTTCATCTTTGATCTCGTCTGACAACTTATAAGTATCTAGCATTCCATCACGGATCACTTGTTCAATTCTGAGCATTTTCTCACGCTCGGTCTTGATGGTTAGATCCATGTAATGGCATCTAGATTCTAGTGCTTCCAAGTGCGAACGAATCTTCTTCGACTTCACATCTCGGAAGTCCAGGTTGGTAATAAAGATTGCTGAACCTTGAAACTCAAACGCATCAGGTACGCCTTCATTACGCAACTTGAAACTGTCAGTGTTCCAGTGAATGGTACGCTTCTTCTTGGAGTCCAGTGCTGCCTTTAAAATATTAAGTGCAAGCGGCTCTTCGAATACTGCATCACAGTCATCGAACACAATAACGTTGTCCTTGTCTTTGAAGTTGAACAGCTTTACGTACAATCCGAT